TATAGTCACCTCCTTCCGAGATGATTATAGCACAAATGGTTAAAAAATACAATCGACATGTATAAGAAAGGAAAATTTAAATTATGGAAGAATTAAAGGTATTTGAAAATGCAGAGTTCGGCTCTGTAAGAACAACAACAGTAAACGGAGAGATTATGATTGTCGGTAAGGATGTAGCGGAAATCCTCGGATACAGCAATCCAAGAAAGGCTATTATAGACCATATTGATGAAGAAGATAAGGGGGTAACGAAATGTGACACCCTTGGAGGAAAACAAGATTTGACAATGATTAATGAATCAGGTTTGTACAGTCTTATCTTATCAAGCAAAATGCCGAATGCGAAGAAGTTTAAGCATTGGGTTACGGCTGATGTATTACCGGCGATACGCAAAACAGGAATGTATGCGACCGAAGAACTATTGGAAAATCCTGATTTGGCTATACAGGCGTTTACGGCATTAAAATTGGAACGAGAGAAAAATAAGAAACTAAACACCACTGTTAAAGTTCAAGAACAGCAGATTATGGAACTTCAACCAAAGGCGTCATATTATGATTTAGTTTTAAATTGTCCCGATTTATTATCAGTCACTGTCATAGCAAAGGATTACGGTAAGTCGGCAAAATGGTTAAACAATTTCTTAAAAGAACACCAGATACAGTTTAAGCAAGGAGGGATATGGCTGTTGTATAAGGAATATGCTGAAAAAGGCTACACAAGTACAAAGACGCATACTGTAAACGGAAATGACGGCAAGCAACATTCTAAAGTAAATACATATTGGACACAAAAAGGCAGATTGTTTATTTATGCATTGTTAAAGAACGAGGGTATACTTCCGATAATGGAACAGGAGCAGATCGCTTAGTACAAAGTAATAGGACAAAAAATGAAATACATAGATTAAAGCAGGAGGTGGAAATCATGGAGGCGGAAAAGACCAAAAAGGCAAGAAAGCCGAGAAAGCAACCTAAAGTACATGTTGAAGTGGTAGGAAGTTGGCAAGACAGACCTGCTTATGAGCGTTTTCAGCATTGGAAACCTCATATAGAAAATATGTATCATATGCTTGGGTACGGTGATGTAACGGTTGAGCCGTCGCAGGAGATGATTGACGAGTACAATGCTATTCAAGCAAACAAAGAAAAAGGAGCTTAATGCTCCGATGATGGGACAAGCTCACAGGATAAAGAGAGGTAAACTAATGAACACAATAGGAATTGCACTGATTAGTTTCAGTATCGGACTAATCATAAGTTGGAAATTGGCAGAAAGGGACATAAAAAATGCTAAAAAGAAAACCAAAAACAGAGAATGAGAAAACGGAAGAATATTTTCACAGAGAAGTATTTCCGATGATTAACGCATTCGCCAAGGAGTGCAGAGGACACGCAAAGCAGAAAATAACGGTGAAAGGAATATTTTCAAATGAACAAATATGTAGTAATGACGGGCAGAGATGATGTTGTGGTTTTAAACGCTGATGAGAACAAGTCGGTTAAGGCATACATAGCAAAAGGATATGGGATAACAAATCGTATCAAGTCAAAGCACCCGCTTGAAATGAGTGTTGCAAAGATTATCAGTGGAGATAATTAAACGGCTATGACAAAATACGAATTTGACGATTGGGCGTGCATAGACGATGACTTTGCTTGTCGTGATGACGACTTCGCCTGTATTGATGATGATTGGGCGTGCATAGATGATGATGACGCAGTATGCGACGATGAACGCGACGGACTTACGGAAGAAGAAGCCGACGCATACGAAAAGGAAAAAGCGTGGTATGACCTATTCAAAGAGGTATTGCAGTTCCCGTACAGTTACGGATTATCTTGGGAAATAGTTTCGGCATACAGACAGCCTATAAAATATCAGAATTAGGAGGTGAGAAGTGTGGCAGATGAGAAAACGGCGGAAATACTGAAATTGTATAGCGATTTAACACCGAATGAAAAGCATTTGGTAGGTGTTTTCGTAAATGCGATGATACTTAGTCGCAATAAAAATGACCGTCAGAGCGGCAACTCAATAACGGTCAAATAACAAAAGTACATAGATTATTAATCTATACAAACATTATATCACAGAAAGGAATAAAAATCAATGCAAATTGTAATTAGGCTTGAACAGAAAGATTTTGAGGGTAACAAGGAAGTATTCGACCGAATGTACGGATTATGTTCGGTACTCAACAAAAAGACGGGACCTGTGGAGATGACAAAGGCGGAAGTTGAGAAATCGGCGAACGTTGTAAGAGAGGAACAGACGTCAGACGATACGCCGACAGAGGATAATACCGCCGAAGTGGAATACACAATAGAGGAAGTACGCAAGGCATTCGGTGAATATGCGAAGTCGCAGGGCAGAGATAAGGCCAAGGGACTGCTTCAAGAAATGGGTTACGACAAAGTAACGGAAATACCGCCTGAGCGATACACAGAGGCGATGACGAGAATAGGAGATGTGAAGTAATGCCGGAAGAACACGCAAAACTCTCGGCGTCGGGGTCAAAGAAGTGGATAAACTGCCCCGCGTCAATCGCAATGGAAAGCAAATTCCCCGACGAAAGCAGTGAATATGCAAAAGAGGGAACTACCGCACATTCATTGGGTGAGGCAAAGCTGAAATTAGCTTTAAACCACATAACACGCGTGCAGTATCATAAAATGATACGTTCGCTTGATATAACCGAAGATATGGAAGAATACACGGACAGTTATCGTGATTTTGTATTAGAGCGGTACAACGCAGTGAAAAGTCAATGCGAGGACGCACAGATTCATCTTGAACGCCGTTTAGATTTTTCGGAATGGGTACCCGACGGATTCGGTACAGGCGACACCGTTATTATCGGCGGTGGAATAATCGAGATAATAGACCTAAAATACGGACAAGGTGTCAAAGTATCGGCAGACAAGAACAGTCAACTGCGGATATATGGCTTAGGAGCATTGAGCGAATACGACTACCTATACGACATACATAAGGTCAATTTAACGATATTCCAACCACGACTTGATAACATTGATACGGAAACGCTTACACGCGACGAACTCATTAAGTGGGGCGAAGATTTAAAGCCTAAAGCCGTACTTGCGAACAGCGGTGACGGTGACTGTATAGCAGGGCGACATTGTGATGACGGATTTTGCAAAGCAAGAGCCGTATGCCGTGCGTATGCGGAGGAGAAAAACAGGCTTGCGGCAATGGTTTTCAAACCGCCTTTGGAACTTACCGAAGATGAAATTGCGGAGGTAATAGACCAAGCGGAAAACCTTGCGAAGTGGTCGAAACTCGTAAAGGACTATGCTTTGGAACAGGCACTTAATAACGGCGTTAAGTATCCGGGATTTAAAGTGGTTGAGGGAAGAAGTAACCGCAAATATGCGGAGGACGACAGCAAAATCGCCGATGTATTAATTAAAGCCGGTTATGACGAAAAGAACATATATAAGAAAGAAATACTCAACATCACCCAAATGGGAGCACTTTTAGGCAGAGCAAGATTTAACGAACTGCTCGGAGAATATGTAATAAAACCGCAAGGAAAGCCGACGCTTGTACGTTCGGAGGACAAACGTCCCGAATGGAATTCGGCAGAGAAAGCGGCAGAAGATTTTAAAGATATAAAGTAAAGGAGAAATAACAATGGAAAAAAGAAAGACACAGGTAATCACAGGGGAAGTAAGATTCAGTTATGCACACGTTTGGGAGCCGTCATCAATCAACGGCGGTGACGAAAAATATTCGGTAAGTATCATCATTCCGAAAAGCGACACAAAGACTATCAAGGCAATAAACAACGCAATCGAGGCGGCAAAGCAAGAGGGTATTGCGAAGTTCGGCGGTAAAATTCCCGCAAATTTAAAGTTGCCGTTGCGTGACGGTGATACTGACAGAGAGGACGACGAAAACTATGCAAACAGCTATTTTGTCAACGCAAACTGCAAAACCGCACCGGGTATTGTGGACAAGTCACGTCAGCCGATAATCGACAAGACGGAATTTTACAGCGGTTGTTACGGTCATGCGTCAATTTCGTTTTACGCCTTTAACTCCAACGGCAATAAAGGTATTGCGTGCGGTCTTAATAATTTGATGAAAACAAGGGACGGAGAGCCTTTAGGCGGACGAAACACTGCGGAGGTCGACTTTGCGGGAATGTATGACGATGACGACGATTTTCTTAATTAAAAGGTGACAAAATGAAATCACTCAGTATCGACATTGAAACATACGGAAGTGTTGATTTAACTAAATCGGGGGTATATGCTTATGCGAATGCCCCCGATTTTAAAATCTTGTTATTTGCGTATGCGTTTGATGATGAAGAAGTAAAAATAATTGACCTTGCACAAGGTGAGGCATTGCCGAAAGAAGTAATGAACGCACTGACGGACGAAAATATATTGAAAACGGCGTATAATGCGAACTTTGAAAGAACGTGTATCGGTAAGTATTTTAATATTAATTTGCCCGTAAATCAGTGGCGGTGCAGTGCGGTACAAGCGTCTGAACTCGGACTTCCGCTTTCACTTTCGGCGGTGGCGGTTGCACTCGGCTTGGAGGAGCAAAAGGACAAACGCGGAAAAGCCTTGATTGACTATTTCTCAAAACCATGTAAGCCGACAAAGACGAACGGCGGACGTACAAGAAATTTACCAACGCACGCACCAGACAAGTGGGAAGTATTCAAAGAATACTGCATACAGGACGTTGAAGTGGAACGTGCAATAAAAAAGAAACTCGCTCAATTTCCGATATGTGACAGTGAACAAAAGCTATGGACGTATGACCAACGCATTAACGACAGAGGTGTAAGAGTTGACCGAAACTTTGTTGAAAATGCAATCAAGTACAATACGGAATATAGTGACAGATGCTATGATGAGGCACAGAAAATAACGGGACTTGAAAATCCGAAATCGGTTGTGCAACTTAAAGCGTGGCTTGAAGAAGAAACAGGGCAAAAAATCGACAGTTTGAACAAGGAAAAATTAAAGGAGCTTATAGCCGATGAAAGCATATCGTTAAAGGCGAAAAGAGTGATATATCTGCGTTCAATGATGGCGAAAACGTCCGTAACAAAGTATGAGGCAATGGAGCGGAGCGTCTGTGATGACGGAAGAATAAGAGGACTTTTGCAGTTTTACGGTGCAAACCGTACAGGACGTTGGGCAGGAAGAATTGTACAGGTGCAGAACCTACCGCAAAACCATTTGAAAGATATTGATTATGCAAGAGAATGTGTGGAAAACGGTGATTTTGAACTGTTTGAAATGCTTTACGGAAATGTTCCGCAAACGCTGTCGGAGCTTATACGAACGGCACTTGTACCGAGTGAGGGCAGACGATTTATAGTAGCGGACTTTTCGGCGATTGAGGCAAGAGTTATTGCGTATCTTGCGGGTGAAAAGTGGCGACTTGAAGTATTTAAAACTCACGGAAAAATATACGAGGCATCGGCAAGTCAGATGTTCCACGTTCCGATTGAAAGTATTCACAAAGGCGATCCGCTACGTCAGAAAGGCAAGATTGCCGAACTTGCACTCGGTTACGGCGGAAGTGTCGGAGCCATGGTGAGTATGGGTGCTTTGAAAATGGGTATTGACGAAGAAGAACTTCAAGGTATCGTGGATAAGTGGCGGAATTCAAATCCTGCCATAACGGCATTTTGGCGAACGGTCGAGAATGCGGCGATTAAGGCGGTTGAGGGTTATCCGAGCAAGATTAGACACGATATTTCTTTTTACAAACAGTCGAATATTCTTTTTATCGGTCTGCCGTCGGGTAGAAAAATTGCGTACGTTAAGCCGAAAATCGAAGTAAACAGATTTGGAAAAAAAGCCGTTACATATATGGGTATGAATCAGACAACAAAAACTTGGAGCAGACTTGAAACATGGGGCGGTAAGCTTGTTGAAAACATAGTACAGGCGTTTGCGAGGGATTGCTTGGCTGAAAGCATAATTCGGCTTGAGGACAGAGGTTTTAAGATTAATTTCCACGTTCACGATGAGGTTATAGTCGACGTTCCGAAAGGCGTGTCGAGTGCAGAGGAGTTGGCGGCGATAATGTGTGAGCCGATTGAATGGGCGAAAGGACTTCCGCTTAATGCGGACGGATACGAATGTAATTTTTATATGAAAGATTAGGGGGTGTTATAAATTGGATTTAGTAATTGCTACGGGACAAAGCAGAAAATCAAAACTATGGAAAAATACAAAAATGTCGTGGGGAGATTTTGTCGAAAGGCTGAAAACGACAACAAGGACGAGCGAAACGCAAGGTGAATTTGCAAATATGCCGAAGTCACAACAGGATGATATAAAGGACGTCGGCGGTTTTGTGGGCGGTAAGGTGAAAAACGGCAAGCGACAGTCGGGAAGTATCGAAAACAGAATTTTGCTTACGCTTGACGCAGACTTTGCCGACAGTGATTTTTGCGATAATATTTCGCTGTTTTACGACTTTACATACTGCATTTATTCAACGCACAAACACACTGCCGAAAAGCCGAGATTTCGTTTGGTGATACTTCTGTCAAGACCTTGTACACCGGATGAATACGAAGCTGTTGCGAGAATGGTGGCGTATGATATTGGTATAGATATGTTTGACGACACAACGTATCAGCCACACAGATTAATGTATTGGCCGAGTACGAGCATTGATGGCGAGTATGTGTTTGAACACGAGGAAAATAAACCGCTTGACGTTGACAAGGTGCTTGCAAAATATGAAGATTGGCACGACGTATCGAGTTGGTACGTTTCGTCAAGAACAACAAAGGCGTTGGACAGACAGGTAAAAAAACAAGAGGACCCAACGCTTAAAAAAGGTGTTATCGGTGCATTTTGCAGAACGTACGATATACATTCGTGCATAGAAAAATACCTTTCGGACGTGTACGAAAAGTGTGCCGTAGGCGACAGATACACATACAAGGACGGCTCAAGTTCAAGCGGACTTGTTGTGTATGAGAACGGCAAATTTGCGTATTCAAACCACGCAACAGACCCTGCAAGCGGTAAGCTGTGCAACAGTTTTGACCTTGTTCGTATTCATAAATTCGGTGATACGGACGCAGACGCAAAGGACGGTACACCTGTATCGAAACTGCCGTCATATTCGGCAATGTGCAAGCTCATAGACGGTGACAGTGACGTTTCAATGCTTATGTTTAAGGAACGTCGGCAGAGGGCGGCAGAAGATTTCGGCGGTATCGAAAACGAGGAAACGGACGATATGCAGTGGGCGTTAAAGTTGGAGAAAAACGAAAATACAGGCGCTTACGAAAAAACTCTTAATAATATTATTCTTATAATTGAGAATGATTCGCATTTAAAAGGTAAAATCAAAATGAACGATTTTACGGGATATGCGGAGATTGACGGCATTATGCCTTGGGACAAGGACGCACCGGAAAATCGTGTTTGGCAGGATTCCGATACGGACGGATTGCAGTGGTATCTTGAATATGTGTACGGCATTAAAATGGGTAATGATAAGGTTTTCCGTGCGTTGTCGGTGTTTTACAGACGTGTGGCGTATGATCCGATTGTTGAGTATTTGGACGGTCTTGCGTGGGATAATACTGAACGACTTGATACATTGTTTGTCGATTATCTCGGTGCGGCGGATAACGAATATACAAGAGAAGTGACGCGTAAAATGTTCGTCGGAGCGGTCGCAAGAGCATATGAGCCGGGAAGTAAATTCGATAATATGCTTATTCTGTCGGGCAGGCAGGGCATAGGCAAGAGTACGATACTTCGCAAAGTCGGCTTTGACAGGTGGTTTACGGACGGCATAAAGACGTTCGAGGGTAAGGAATTGTGCGAGGTTATACAGGGTAAATGGATTGTAGAGATAAGCGAACTTGAGGCACTGAATAAATCGGAAGTCGGCAGTGTTAAACAGATACTGTCGCAGACGTCGGACAGATACCGCGCGGCATACGGCAGAATAGTACAGGAACACCCGCGAAGATGTGTATTTTTCGGTACGAGCAATAACAGCGATTATCTTCGTGACCGTACCGGCAACAGAAGATTTTGGCCTGTTGATACGGAGATTGTGCCGATAAAAAAGAGCGTGTTTACCGATTTGACCGATGAGGAAATAAATCAAATTTGGGCGGAGGCAAAAGTGCGTTATACGCAGAATGAACCGCTTTATTTGTCAAAGGAAACGGAACAGCTTGCGAAACAAGTGCAGTCAGATCATAGGGAAGTGTCGGTTAAAGAGGGACTTATCCGTGACTTCCTTGATAAACGTGTTCCGCGTGATTGGAACTGTTGGGACTTGGCAAAACGTCGGGATTTTTGGTCGGAGATTATAAGCGTACCCGAAGACGAACTTGTCGAACGTGACAGAGTGTGTGCGCTTGAAATATGGTGCGAACTCTTTAACGGCGATTTTAGGCAAATTCAACGTAGGGATTCGATAGAAATTAACAGTATTATTTCATCGTTTGACGATTGGGAAAGGTATGATAAAGTATTACGATTTAATACAGATTATGGAGTGCAAAAAGGCTTTAAGAAAATAGAAAATAATATGTAACTTTGGGGTGTAACTTTCTACTGTTTATGTAACTTTGAATGTAACTTTTGTAACCTTATGTAACCTTTGAAAGTTACACCTAAAACACAGTAAAATCAAGGACTTAGAGCATATGTAACTTTTGTAACTTTAATTCTATATATTATATACATATATACAGTACAAAGAGAAATGCGCACGCATAACGCACATATACGCATATAAGTATAGGGAAAACGGTTTTAAAGTTACCGCAGAAAGAACAGGTGGAAAAATGATAGAAAAGGACATTGAAAAATATTTAGTAAGGCAAGTTAAGCAAATGGGAGGTTTGGCACTAAAATTTGTGTCGCCGAGTATGGCAGGTGTACCGGATAGGATTGTTATGATTCCTAAAGGTACATTATACTTCGCAGAACTTAAACGCCCGAACGGAAAGCCGAGAAAATTACAAACCGCCGTACACCGACTTTTTGAAAAACTCGGGTTTCACGTTTATGTGATTGATACAAAGGATAAAGTTGATAAATTGTTAAGGGGTGAGAATTTTGAATTTTAGACCGCATAGGTATCAGCAGATTGCGTTAGATAAAATTATCTCTACACCTCGTGTCGGATTGTTTCTTGATATGGGGTTGGGTAAAACGGTTGTCACGCTTACGGCGATTGACGAATTGATTTATAACTGCTACGAAATCGGTAAAGTGCTTGTCATAGCACCTTTGAGAGTGGCAGAAGATACTTGGAGCAGAGAGTGTGAGAAGTGGGACCATTTAAGACATTTGAGAATATCGAAAATTCTCGGCACTCCGAGCCAAAGACGACACGCACTTTTACAGGAAGCAGATATTTATATCATTAATCGAGAAAATGTTGCGTGGCTTACAAACGAATTGTCAAGTATAGGCAATGCGTGGGATTTTGATATGGTGGTTATAGATGAATTGTCGAGTTTTAAAAGTCCGAAGTCGCAGAGATTTAAGGCACTGAAAAAATACATAACACTGTCTAAAAGAGTAGTCGGACTTACCGGAACTCCCGCACCGAACGGACTTATTGATTTGTGGAGTCAGATATATTTGCTTGACGGCGGCGAAAGACTCGGCAGAACGGTAAGCGGTTACAGAGAAAGATATTTTCTTCCCGATAAACGTAATCAGACAACGATTTTCAGTTACAAGCCGAAAGAGGAGTCCGAAAAGGCGATATATGATAAAATTTCGGATATATGCGTCAGTATGTCGGCAGAAGATTGGCTTGAAATGCCCGAAAGGATCGATACCGTTCAGCATATAAAGCTGTCGGATAAGGAGCTGAAACTGTACGAAGAATTTGAAAAAGAACAGTATTTGGAGTTTATAAACGGTCAAGTTACCGCCGCCACTGCCGCCGCACTTACAAATAAACTTTTGCAGTTTTCAAACGGTGCAATGTATTTGGACGACGGAAGTTATAAGGTGACGAGCGATAAAAAACTTGAGGCGTTGGCGGAAATAGTCGATACCTCACAAGGTCAGCCGATTTTGTGCTTTTACAGCTATCGCCACGATTGTGAGCGAATATTAAAAAAGTTTAAGGGTGCAAAAAAGCTTGAAAGTGCAGATGATATAAGGGATTGGAATGACGGAAAAATACCGCTTTTACTGGCTCACCCCGCAGGTGCGGGACATGGACTCAATCTTCAAACAGGCGGTAATATAATAGTTTGGTTCGGTCTGACGTGGAGCTTGGAACTGTATCAGCAGGCAAATGCAAGATTGTATAGACAGGGACAGAAAAATTCTGTGATAATCCATCACCTTGTGACCGACGGAACAGTCGATAAACGTGTGCTTGACAGTTTGCAGGGTAAACGCGAGGTACAAGACGAATTGCTTGAAAGTTTGAAAGAAAAATACGGTGTATAAGGGGGAATTGATTTGACGATTAAAGAATGTAAAGAATGGCTTTCGAGAGCGAGAAAGACGGACGAGGAGATTAACGCATTGATTTTGGAGCAGGAGCGAGCATTGACAAACGCAACAAGCACTGTGGCTCAGTCGGGCAGTGAAAAGGTGCAGACGTCAAACGTGAATACTTCGGAGAATAAGTTCATAAGCTATGCCGCTTATTCCGAATTGATAGATAAACGCATTGACAGACTGTATGAGATTAAAAAAGAGATTTTGGAAAACGTGAATAAACTCGACGACGCAACACTTCGAACTATATTAATTCTGCGTTATCTCAATTTTCAAACGTGGGAAATGATTGCTTGTAGGATACATTATAGCTATAAACAAGTGTGTAGATTGCATGGAAAAGCATTGAACTTAATCAAAGATGTCATAGAATGTCCTATTGCACCTGTGATATAGTATATCATGAAATAAGTAACATAAGCGGTGTATCATCGTGAGATGATGGGTGAATATCTCGTGTGATTGGTGGGAATAGGGATATTAATTTTTTTGGAAATTTATTCTTTGTAAAAAAGGAATTTTGTGTAATGTTGTCGAATTATATACACAAATACTATTTTACGGAGGATAGTGTAAATGATAATATTTTTTAAAGACCGTGCACTAAAACAAAATTGTAATGATACGGTATATTTAAAATATCGGAGGAAAGCACAAAAGTTTTATTATAATAGGACTTTGGAATATTTAAAAAGCGAAAAATTGAGAATTGAAGTTCGATATGAAGATAGAAAACAGAACGATGCATATAGTAGCTTGAGTTGTATTGTATCAATTATAGCATTATGTATATCTATTTTGAATTTTTGCATATCGGAGAATGAAAGAGGTTCTGTACTTTGGTATATAAAAATGATTCTTGTTATCATATTTTTTGGAAGCTTTCTGCTGGTACACTATAATTTACGAAATAATAAAGAATTAATACAATGTCGGATTGCTTTACAAGTCTTAGATGAACTGATAGCCGAAAAAGAAGAAAGCAAAACAGCCAACGGAGCAAAACAATACAATGTCACTATTGTATCAAAGTAAAATATAAGGCACTATCGCATAGGTAGTGCTTTTTCTATATCTAAAAACAGGAGGTGAAATTCATGGCAAGACCGAGAAAGATTACGAAAGAGACAGTCCAAAAACTCGAAGAGGGATTTTTAATGGGGTTAAGTGACCGAGAGGCTTGTATTTATGCGGATATAGCGGTAAGCACGTTATACAATTACTGCAAGAAACACAAGGAGTTTTCGGAGCGAAAAGAGCTACTTAAAGACAATATCAAAATGAAGTCGAAATTAAACGTTGCACACGGGATAAAAAAAGGTGATATTAATTTGTCGTTATGGTATCTTGAACGAAAATGCAAAGATGAATTTTCACCGAAACAGGAAATAACGCACAGTGGCACAATGGACATAAACAATCCTATGGCAAATCTTACGACCGACGAATTAAGGAAGTTGATAGGCGATGGATAAAAATTTAATAATGCTTGAGGCGAAGAAAGAACTTGCACGACGTGAGTTCTTTTATTTTTGCCATTTAACCGCACCGTCGTTTTACAAAACAGACAGAAAATTTCTTGTCAGACTATGCAACGAAATGCAATCGTTTTACGAAAGTGATGAAGACGCACTGATTATAAACTTACCGCCACGACACGGCAAGAGCCGTACTGCGTCAATGTTCGTCGAATGGGTACTCGGCAGAAATCAAAGTGAGAAGATAATGACCGGTTCATACAATGAAACATTATCAACCACCTTTTCAAAAGCGGTGCGTAATGCGATACAGGAGGAAAAAGCCGATACGGAAAAGATTATTTACAGTGACATATTTCCGAATGTGAAAATAAAGCAAGGCGACGGGGCAATGAATCTATGGAGCTTGGAGGGCGGTTACAACAACTATCTTGCAACATCGCCGTCGGGTACGGCAACAGGTTTCGGAGCAAGTTTATTAATTATCGACGACCTTATCAAAAATGCGGAAGAAGCATACAATGAAACAGTAAAAGAAAAGCATTGGGAATGGTTTACGAACACAATGCTTTCACGACTTGAAGAAAAAGGCAAGATAATCATTATAATGACACGATGGGCGTCGGGTGACCTTGCGGGACGTGCGATTGAGTATTTCAGTGACAACGATATATCTCACAGAGTAATAACGATGAAAGCCGTATGTGATGACGGCAATATGCTTTGTGATGAGATACTCTCACGATACAGTTATGATTTAAAGATAAAGGCAATGGGTGCGGATATAGCAAGTGCGAACTATCAGCAAGAGCCGATTGATTTACAAGGTAAGCTTTACACAACACTTAAAACATACGATACCTTACCGCCTGTTACGCAGATAAAGGCATATTGCGACACCGCCGATACGGGTGCGGACTATCTCTGCAACATAATATATGGGATATACGGAAAAGAAGTGTACGTCATAGACGTGTATTATACCGATGAGCCTATGGAGGTAACAGAGGGTGAAACGGCACGCAGATTGTATGAGAACAACGTAAATCTTGCAAAGATTGAAAGCAATAACGGCGGTCGTTCGTTTGCAAGACGTGTGAAAGAAATACTTGCCGAAAAATACGGCAGTAATTATACGACAGTGAAATGGTTTCATCAAAGCAATAACAAAGAGGCACGAATATTATCCAACAGCACTTGGGTAATGGAGCATATATATTTTCCTTGCGACTGGCACATACGTTTTCCCGAATACTATAAGGCGATGACGACATATCAACGTGAGGGCAGGAACAAGCACGACGACGCCCCCGACGCAACAACGGGTATTGCGGAAATGATGAACAGGAAAAAAGGCGGACTGTCAATTTTAAAGTAGGTGATAAAATTGGATTTGGAAACAGTAAAGAAACTGATAAAGAAATATATACCCGGACACGAGAATTTTATATCGAGAGTGCAGACGGCGGAAAGGTATTACTTGAACGACAACGATATTTTGCACATAAATCATAGTGAGGACGAAAAGCCTTTGAGAAATGCCGATAACAGAATACCGTCAAATTTTCACGGCTTGCTTGTAGACCAAAAGTCCGCATATATGTTTACGTCACCGCCGTTATTTGATGTTGGAAATAAATCGGCGAATGAGAAAATAAGCAATATACTCGGCAGTCGATACACGAAAATATGTTCAAGACTTGCAATAAATGCGTCAAATGCGGGTGTGGGTTGGATTCACTACTGGGATAATGACGGATTTAAGTACGACGTTATAGACAGCAAGCAAGTTATACCGATATGGAGTGATACTTTGGAACACGAACTTACGGCGTGTTTCAGAACATATCAAGAGCTTGACGATAACGGTGACACTTATCATGTTTATGAGTATTGGACAGATAAGGAATGCAGTGTATTCCGTAAGAAGATTGGCGACGGTCTTGAACGGCTTGAAATGTATAATATGTTCAACGTGTATGACGTTGAAACAAACGGAACTGTATGTAACGTGTACAGTCATAACTTCGGACGTGTACCGTTTATTCCGTTTTTCAATAACGGCTTTCATCGTGATGACCTTACACCGATAAAAGGACTTATTGATACATATGACAAAACGTACAGCGGTTTTATAAACGACCTCGAAGATATACAGGAGATTATATTCGTGCTTAGCGGATATGAGGGCGAGAGCCTTTCGGAGTTTTTGACACAGCTCAAGAAGTACAAGACTATTAAGCTTGATTCGGAAGAAGGAGCAAGCGGAGGACTTTCGACTTTGACGATTGATATTCCGGTTGAGGCAAGAGAGAAAATGCTCCAAATGACACGCAAGAGTATTTTTGAACAGGGTAAAGGTATTGACCCGGACCCACAGAATTTCGGTAATTCATCGGGTACGGCATTGAAATATTTGTATTCACTGCTTGAACTCAAAGCCGGTATGGCAGAAATGGAGTTTAGGAGTGGGTTTGAAGAACTCATCAAAGCGATATGCGATTACAGCGGTATCGCTTGCGAGAATGTCACACAGACGTGGACAAGGACAAGCGTTTCAAACGACACCGAACTTGCGGATATAGCACAAAAAAGCGTTGGTGTTATATCTCAACGCACGATTATCGAACGTCATCCGTTTGTTGAGGATGCAGATAAGGAAATGGAGAGAATTGCGGAAGAAAAGGACGACAGTGACGATATAATGGGTGGACATAATGAACGAGTATTGGAAGAAGAGGAACAGTGAGCTTTTAAAAATCCACGCACAGAAAGCCGATGATATAGAACGCGAACTTATAAAAGAGTATGAAAGGTCCTTAAACGGCATAAAAAAAGAGATTGAAACGTTTTACGCAAGGTATGCTGATGAAAACGGTATCAATATGGCAGAGGCACGAAAGCAGTTAAGTCGTGAAGAACTTAAAGGCTTTAAGATGTCGCTTGAGGAGTTTAGGGAAAAGGCACTCGATAACGCAGACGGCAAGTGGACGACAATGCTTGATAATGAGTATATGCGTTCAAGGGTAAGCCGTTTGGAGGCACTCAAATATCAAATGCGTGGAGAAGTCGAACTCTTGAAACAAAAGCAAGAGGATAAATTTTCAACATCACTTAAAAAGGCATACAGTGATACATATTATACAACAAATAAACATATTGCCGATTCGGTTGATTATGCTGTTAATTTTGCAAAGTTCGACCGTGACACGGTAAAGAATGCGATATATGAAAAGTGGCTTGACGGAAGTAATTTCTCCGACAGGATATGGAACGATAAGCAGAAACTTTTAAGAGAACTCAATACAAATCTTGTACAGGGCATAACAAGGGGCGACAGTCCCGATAAAATGATTAAAAATATTTCTGCAAGAATGAATGTTTCAAAAAGCCGTGCCGCCGCATTGTATCAGACGGAATATACGCATATTATGGTTGACGCAAGATTGCAGTCGCTAAAGGACGCAGGCTTTGAAGAATACGAGATTGACGAGAATATGGACAGTGATATTTGCAGTGAATGTGCAAGTATGCACGGTAAGCATTTTAAACTTTCCGAGTATCAGCAAGGTATAACCGCTCCGCCGTTTCATACCCGTTGCAGAGGTACAATAACGGCATATTTTGCGGAAGATGAAAAACAAGATGACGATGCGGAAACACAACAAGATGACATTGATTATATGTCAAAGGCATTTGGCGGTGACAGAAATCCGAAAATCGGCACCGAAGTTAAACAAGCCGAAATAAGTATGAATAACGGTACAACGGAGAAAATCAAACTAAATCCGATTACAAACAGTCAGTTTGAAATGTTTGTTGATGATACGAATATTGCGAATAAAAAAGCAATTAAACTTGCCGAACGTAGTTTGAGTATTATACAGAAAACGATTGACGGAAAGGTAGAAATGCCAAAAGTAGCGATAGTTGATTTTGATTTGAATAATTTTGAACCGACTGCTATTGCGGGTTACGACAAACGCACGGATATAATGTACATAAACGGTAAATATATGACTGTTAAAGACATTATCAAGTATGTAAATGAACAAATGGGAATGTTTGCAAACAAAACAGAATTTGCACCATATTTACACGAGATAGGACACAAATATTTTGAAAATTGTGTAATTTCTATTGCCAAAAAGCATAATTTGAGTTATAATCAAAGTATAAATTTGATTAAGTCTAAAACGTCTGAATGTTTAAAGAGTTACTTGGAAAGCAATCCGAACTGTATAGAAAAACAAATTAGCGAGTATGCGAGTTTGAAGTATGGAAAGGGCAAGATACAAGAGTTATATGCGGAGTGCTTTTCAATAGTCGGTAATGATAATGAGTTGAAAAATTTATTGATTAATGTTATAAAGAGTTTGATGTAGAGAGGTGTTTGACATGATGTGGAATCCGTCTAAGGAAACAGCTGAATTGCTGAAAAAAGCTAATGAAGCTTATGAGGCAGGAGATTTAGAAGAATATAAAAGATTGCATGCCGAATTTACGGAACTATTTTCAAAAGAAATAGAAGAACACGAGAAGAATATGCCGAGTAGTTTTTGCTGATACAATAATATAAAAGCACGTCTTTGGGCGTGCTTTTTTGATACCAAAAAAGGAGAGTGGAACAAGTGAATATACGAGGTTTACCGCCTTAGCACCTATGAAACGGTGCTTTTTTTATACTCTTTTTTTCAAGTGTTGCAGAGAATAAAGAACAATGCTTTTTACAGGAACGCACCTGAATAAAAAATTATGGAGGAGAAATAAGAATGGAATGGTTAAAAGCAATATTGGAAAAGGCGAAGATTGAGGACGGCAAGTTGGATATTGACGGAGTGATGTCGACTGTAAACTCTGAATTTCCGAAGTATGCAGTACCGAAAAATGTTTTCAATGACAAAGTTACGGAGCTTAAAACAGCGAACAAAACCATTGAGGACCTTAAACAATCAAATGCCGACAATGAGGAATTGCAGAAGAAAATCACAGAGTATGAGGGCGAGATTGAAACGCTCAAGACAAATGCGTTGAACACCGCTAAGACGTTTGCCTTAAAGGAACAGCTTGCAAAAGCAGGTGTGACAGATACAGATTATCTTATTTACAAGCAAGGCGGAATTGACAAGTTTACATTCGACAAAGACGGCAAGCCTGTCGGTGTGGACGATATTCTTAAACCGCTTAGGGAGGATAAGACGTACTCACACCTTTTTGCCGAAAAAGGAGGAGCATATACACCAAAAGGCGGAAGTGGAAGTTCAGACGTAAATCCTTGGGCAAAGGAAACATTCAATCTTACCAAACAGGGAGAAATTTATAAAAACGACCCTGCTAAAGCAAAAGTATTAATGCAAGAGGCAGGAATGACAGGAGGAATTTAATATGGGAACAACTTTATCGGATATTATCGTACCGGAACTGTTTAATCCGTACGTTATTCAAAAGACACTTGAAAAATCGGCACTTGTACAAAGCGGTATAGTGCAGAATGACGCAGAATTTGACAAGCTTGCGTCACAGGCAAGTCCGCTTGTGAATATGCCGTTCTTTTCAGACTTAACAGGTGAGTCGGAAACTGTTATCGAGGGCGACGACCTTACGGCGGATAAAATCAGCAGTAAGAAAGACGTTGCAGTAATTTTACGTCGTGCTAAGATGTGGAGTGCGACAGACCTTTCTGCCGCAATGTCGGGAGCTGACCCTATGGCGGCGATTGCAAGCCTTGTATCTGACTTTTGGGTAAGAGATTTACAAAAGGAGCTTATCGCAGTGCTGAAAGGTATCTTCGGCACAATTCCGGCAGTCTCCGACGGTTCGCCTAAAGAGGCTGAAACAAGACTTGCGTCAAACATTCTTGATATGTCAAGCGCAAGCGGTAACGGTGCAAAATGGAGCGGAAGTGCTTTTATTGACGCACAACAGCTTTTAGGCGACAACAAAGCGGAACTTACCGCCGTTGTTATGCACAGTGCAGTGGAGGCGGCACTCAGAAAGCAAGACCTTATTGACGTAATTCAGCCGTCGGGGGCAAATCCGTTCAGTACATATATGGGTAAGAGAGTTATTATTGACGACGGCTGTCCTGTAACAGGTTCTGGTTCGAGTCAAGTATTTTCAACATATCTTTTCGGCAACGGTGCGATTGCTCTCGGCAACGGTACACCGGAAAAGTTTGTTGCAACAGAAACAGACAGAGATAAGAAAAAGGGCAGCGGTGTTGACTATCTTATCAATCGTAAGACGTATATTCTTCACCCACGCGGTGTTAAGTTTACGGACGCCGATGTCGCAAATACGGAAGGTCCTACGCGTACGGAACTTGCCAACGCAAAAAACTGGACACCCGTATATGACCCTAAGCAGATTAGAATTGTCGAAATGCGTCACAAGATTTGATGAGGTGACTTATGGACGAGTATATAACTGTTTTTACGGATATGTACGGCATAAGCGAAGATGACAGAGGAAAAGCCGAAAGGTGTATTGAAAGCACAATCGAATATATCAAGAATTATTGCCACATTGACAGTATTCCCGATGATTTAAAGCATACCGTTATACTTATGGCGGCGGACTTGTTCCGCTATGATGTGTCGTCATCATCGGGACAGTACGACAATGTCACGTCAATCAAAGAGGGCGATGTTACCGTATCGTACGGCAGTAATTCAAGCAGTATGTCGAGCGTGTTTAAAGACTACAAAGCAAGGCTTGCACGTTTCAGAAAGTTGGTGTGGTAATGAATATGGTAAGAGCGGCGATTGAAAGACTGTATAAAGGTTTATGTTCTGTCAAAGTGAAAGTTTCAAGCGTGAATGAGGAAACAGGAGAAACTGTATTTACCGAAAAGGCTGTTTTAACCGAACAGCCTTGCCGACTTTCATTTCAAAGCCGAAATTCGGCGGCAAAGGACGACGGATACAGCACCGTCTCGCAATCGGTTGTACTTTTTATTGCACCGGAGGTTGAAATACCGTCGGGCAGTAAAATAACCGTTACACAAAACGGAAAAACAACTGACTATTGCCGTAGCGGTGAAAGTGCGGTTTATACATCGCACCAAGAAATTGCACTGGAATTATTCGAGGATTATGCGTAATGAATGAGATTGATTTTTCACAGCTTGAGAAATTACAAAAGCAAATGGAAAGTGTGGATTACACCAAAGCTTGTGTATCCGCTATGAATGAGATTTCTCAAAGAGCACTTAAATACATAAGTAACGTAACAAAGCCGGGGCATTACAAAAACGGTAAAGTGGGCGGTACACTTAAAAAGAGTTGGCAAGCAGAAAGAACAACTGTAAGCGGAAGTACGGTAAAAGGCGGAATATATACCGCACTTGAATATGCTCCTTATGTAGAGTTCGGACACCGTACAAGGCTCGGAAAGGGTACGTCCCCGAAGTACAAGCCTAAGAAAAACGGCAAAGCGTGGGTTGAGGGTAAAAAGTATCTTAACACCGTAGTACCGAAAGTCGATAAGGTAGCACCGAAAATACTTATGCAGAAAATGGAGGAAGTATTGAAATGACATCAAAAATAAAAAATGCAGTGACGAAAGCTATTCATAACCTGTTTGGTGATGATTATGCGGTATATACGGCATACACCGAACAAGGATTTTCAGAGCCTTGCTTTATCGTTGAAATGTTTCCGCTTAACGTACAGTCGACAAATTCATTTTTGGACGATGAAACGCAGACGGTAAGAATAAGATATGTTCCGAAAGATATAAGTCAAGATGAATTTATTTATGTGGCTGAAAAATTAAGAGGTTTGTTTTTATACAATCCGCTTGTATTGTCCGACGGTATGCGTATAAGAAGTTTTAGTATAGATTTTTCTTTGGAAAACTACACACTTGTGACGGAGCTTGTATACAATTACACCGTTAAGGTGAGAAACGAAAGTACATACGATAAGGCAGAAGATTTGATATTAGGAGGAGATTTATAATGGGTTTACCTGAAATAAATATAGTGTTTCAGTCCAAAGCTGAAACGGCAATTAAACGAAGTGCAAACGGCATTGTTGCACTGATTTTGTGCGACACAACAAAAAGCGATACTGTTTCATATTCATATACGGGAGAAAGCGAAGTTGTAAAATCGCATTGGACAACCGCAAACTATGATTACATAAGCAAGACCTTTGCCGGCGGACCGCAGAGGGTAATTGTTGAGCGTATCGGTGCGGAGGAAAACTATGACGATGCACTTGCAAGATTGAAAAATAAAAAGTGGAATTACCTTGCTATACCTACTCTTGACGGTGGCAATGCAAAAAGTATAGCAGATTGGATTATTGCACAGAGAAATGCGAAAAAGACGTTTAAAGCGGTACTTCCGTATGCGGCGAATAATGAGGGCATTATAAACTTCGCAACCGATGATATAAAAGTCGGTACAAAGGTTTATACCACTGCCGAATACTGTTGCCGTATTGCAGGCCTTTTGGCAGGATTGCCTATGACAGAGGGTGCGACATATCAAACTCTTGCGGAAGTCGACAGTATAACGGAGAGTACAACTCCCGACGCAGATATTGACGGCGGTAAGTTTATTCTCATTAATGACGGCGAAAAAGTAAAAGTCGGCAGAGGCGTAAACTCTCTTGTAACGCTTAGCGGTGATAAGACGGAAGATATGAAGAAGATTAAGATTATCGACAGTATCGACCTTATAAGAGATGATATAAAAACATCGTTTGAAGAAAATTATATCAACGTTGTAAACAGTCACGAGAATAAAATGCTTTTCATCGGTGCGATTAATCAGTATTTTAAGTCGTTGCAATCACAGGGCGTATTATACGACGGTGCAGATTGCAAAGCATATATTGACGTTGAGTCGCAACGTGAATGGCTTGCACAGAAATATGATGTGTCGGGTATGACAGACAGTGAGATTGAAGTCGCAAATACGGGAAGTATCATATTTGCGGGTGCGGATATTACAATACAGGATTGTATTGAGGACTTGAGTTTTAAAATAGGATTGGAGTGATAAATAATGGCTGAAAGTATTAAACCGAGAGGAAATCAAATTTGTTCCGGTACATTCGGCAAACTTTGGATTGACGGAATGCTTGCCTTTGAAGTGTATAAGTTCGAGGCTAAGGAAAAGACAAACCGTGAAAGCGTAAGCTTTGCCGGAGATACAACTAACGATTCAAAATTAATGGGTGTTGATTATGAATTTTCATATACGGTGCGAAAAGTATATTCAAGAGGTAAGGCAATAGCCGACGGTCATAAAAAGGGACAGGACACAAGACATACTTTGGTGGCAAGACTTGAAGACCCCGATAATGGCGGTTATGAAACAATTCAACTTGATAACTGTTGGTACAATGACGTGTCGCTTATGAATTTCGAAAACGGTAAGATGGTTGAGGATGAATTTGGCGGTGGTTTTACCGACTATGACCTTACAACTACAATGAATGCGTAATAACGGAGGTAAATGATTATGGATAAGAATACAAAGATTACTCTTGCAGAGCTTATTAAACGTAAAGAACAAGTGCTTGAGGCAAAGAAAAGTCCGAAGAAAGCAAGAATATATGTAAAAAGTCTTGACGGTGAGATTATTATAAAAGCACCGACCAAATCACTTGCGACAGAGGCGGCGGAAATGGAGAACGACGGCGACGCTCATCTTGTGTATGAATGTGTTGCCGAGCCAGATTTACATTCAAAGGAACTTCAAGACGCATACGGCTGTACATATCCCGAAGAAATTGTTGAAAAACTCTTCGATGCGGGCGAAATCACACCTATCGCGATGGAGTGTATGAAACTTGCGGGATATGTCAATAGTGTAAAACTTGTTGAAGAAGTAAAAAACTGATAGAGGCAGATGATGAACTCTATATGATACATCATTATCTGCAAAGAGGAATATTGCCCGAAAAGGTGCTTGCAAGACCCGAAATTGAAAAAGTATTTTTTCTTGCAAGTGCCAAAAAGGCAAATGATGATGAATACGCAAAGTGGAAAGCATTGGGAGGTGAATAGTTTTGGATAAGTCGATAGCCATAAATATGAATCTTAATGCAAGTAGTTTTGCAAAAGGTATCAAGACCGCAACAAGCAGTGTTGAAAATATGACCGAATCTATGAAAGACGCAACAAGCAGTGCCTCCAAAATGACTTCCGTAATGCAAGGGATAGGCAGTGGCGTCGCAAAAGTCGGAAAGGGTTTGGCTATTGCTGGTACAGCCGCCGCAACTGCCGTTACTGCATTGGTTTCAAAGTCTGTCGGTGCATTTGCTGATTATGAACAACTTACGGGCGGTGTAGAAACGTTGTTCGGAGCAGGCGGAAGAAGTGTTGAGGAATATGCACAGAGTGTCGGTAAAAGTGTTTCTGATATTCAAGGGAAATACGACAGTTTGATGAGTGCGCAAAATGTTGTATTAGAAAATGCAAATAAGGCATATATGACTGCCGGAATGTCGGCGAATGAATATATGGATACCGTTACGGGATTTTCAGCGTCATTAATATCAAGCTTAGGCGGAGATACAAACAAGGCGGCGGATTACGCAAATTCGGCATTGGTTGATATGTCCGATAATGCAAATAAAATGGGTACGGATATGGAGTCCATAAAAAATGCGTATCAAGGATTTGCAAAACAGAATTATACTATGCTTGACAACTTGAAGTTAGGTTACGGCGGTACACAAGAGGAAATGAAACGACTTCTCAGTGACGCAGAAAAGCTTACGGGGCAGAGGTACGACATTTCATCATTTGCCGATATTACACAGGCTATTCACGCAATTCAAACTCAAATGGATATTACCGGCACAACCGCAA